GGTTGAGGTTGTCAAGATCAGGAATGACAACGATAATGGCAAGTTCAAGATAGTCACTGAGTCCGAGCATTTGGACATTATGGACACCAGGGCCTTCATGAAGTGGCTCTCGAAGTCCTACGTTGAGCACATGGTTGGCCAGACAGCCTTTATGGCCGCAGCTAATGCCACGCACAATTGGGACTTCATTGATGAGGATGATGAGGAGGTGGGCTCGCGCCCCGCCTCCCCCCTAGATGGGGATTTGGGTGTCGGCGGGGCTAGCGACTTCGATCATGGTGACGCTCAAGTTTATAACCCTGAGGCGCCCGGTGACGAGGTGGAGGCTACTAAGCGCCCTTTCTCTAACACTTTCATGGCTGTCTTTTTCGCCTTTTGTGCTTGCTTGTCTGTGATTGCGAGCATGTGGGACAACGACGACTTTCGCGTGCGCACCCGCATCACAGGCCTTTTCTCCTGCCTTTATAGCGCATATGAGGTCACTCCCGTGGCTATGGGTCTGGTTAGGGCCTACACTGGGTTCGCTAATATTAGGGACAAGGTGAACATTTGGTTGACGGCTGCGCGGCATATCATGGGTGATGTGGCTTACTTCTTGTGCGTTTTCGGCCTTGCTTTCGGCACGCATTACGTTGTTAGCCGTGTCTTTTCCAAGCCGGCGCCAGTGATTGTTATGCAAGCACCGGAGGCTAAGCGCCCCAAGGTTTCTCCGATTGAGATTCCTGAGCACTCCGCTGACCTTAGGCCCAGGTACTCTGCTCCCTTTTTGGGCTCTGGCGCTGCTCTCACCTTGAGCAAAGCCAGTAAGTCTGTCCATGGGGGCCGTTTGGCAGAGATAGTGGCAGAGAACCACTTTCATTTCACTTTTCGGTCTAAGGCGTTTCCCACGTACACGTTGGCTACGGCCTTTACTGGGGCGGTTAGTTCGGCTCGGGCAACCTTTACTGGCCATGGCTTGTTCCTGAAGGCGAAATGGGCTATTGTCAATGCTCACTATCTGCCGCAATATTGCAGGCGCGGTTCGGATGGTTGGGGTGAGGATTGGACCATAACCATGCACGGGATAGGCCCCGTTGGTGCCGATATTACCCTCTCAAAGGTTGAGTTTATGCGCAGCGTCAAGTTCATAGAAGAGCGCGATGCCTTTGTTGTTCGGATCGATGGGGCGGCCTTGAAGAGGGACATAACTGGCTGGATGGTCCCGGAACCCCCTTCCATTGACAAGGGGACATTTGGCACGGCCCCCATGAGTATGCTATCATTCAAGGATGGTACTTGGGCGGCCACCAAGGGTGTGGCCATATCCACTTATGTGGGTAATGATCCCAAGAGCGAGCTTCATGACGAGGGGCGAGACCATATGGCTTCCCTTTTCATCCGGGCTACATATGTCAAGGTGAATATGCCGACTGAGAC